ATGTCATTATTTTCCTCCATATCTGGATTGCCTTCTTCGATCATGGTGCGACCAAATGCAACCTCTTGTCTAATTGTTTCTTCATCTTCTTTTAATTGAATTTGTTTTCGCAATTCTCTGATTGTTGTTTCAAGTTTATGTATTGTTTTTAAATCGGTTAACGATTGTTTTTGCAATTTGGTTATGTAATCAAATGCTTCTTTTTCCCAAGTGTTCATTTGTTATCTCCTAAATAAAAAATAATATTGTTGATATCATAGCTATGATCCAGAGGGGAATAATCCCCCCTATGATCAATATTAATAATAGTTTCTCAAACGGCTTCAAAATACTCACTCCAATAATCAATAAGTATATTTTCAGCTATCTCCCAGAAATTACATTCATTTACAAATGACATAGCATAGCTTAATACTAGGCTATTTTCTGGGTTATATGTTTCACACTCTAACAAGTGTTCAACATCACGTTTTAACATCTCCGATAATTCAGCGGTTAGATTTAATTCAGTGATATCCTTATCAAGTGCGACCATTTCCTTAATCTCGTCTAAATAATGATCTTTGCTGTCTTCAATCATCTCAAGATTGACGCGCCATGTAGCATAATTTGTCCAGCCATTATATTTTGTATCTGTCATAATAATTATATTAGGGGGAGTTATTAGCTCCCCCTACTCCCTCAATTTTTGTTGAATTGTTGTGTTAATCTTGCAAGGCTATCATTATCTAAAATATGATCATCCCCATTCTTGAATTCATAATGATGTGTTATTTCACTATCATCTGTGCTATAATGGGTGCGGACTTTTGTTGTTGTAGCATCAACACCCCATGTAATACACTCAACATCATCTTTGCTAATTTCGCCATGAACAACGTATTCAATCCAATTGATGTCCATACCTTGTTTTTCGGCTGACTCCAGCATTAGCTGAAGTCTAACAAGATCAGATTTTAATAATGTAAATCTATGCCAGAATGGTTGTTTCTTTTTCATAATCTTAACTCCCTTTGTTGGTTTATGAAATTGTTTCACATGAAACAATATAATCATAGTAACATAAACAGAACATAATTAGTACTGCAAATATTGCATAGCAGGTATGCAAAAAACGCATAGCTAGATTTATCTTCGCAAGACTTCGCCTTGCTCGAAACTCGAAGCTTCCCTAACTTCCTAAGAAAAAATACCCCTAGCTCCCTAGTGGCTCTGGGCATTTTCCCTTAGATCAGTAAGTGAAGCTAAAAAAAAATATAATAAGGAATGTCCTTCCCTCTGGGGAAGGTACATCCTAATCTGTTGTCTTAAGCGGATTTGTCAAGACCTTCTCGAACTCCGACGGAAGGCTCTTTACAAATTCAAGAGGGATAGGGATGGAAGCCTTTGGTCATGCCCGTGGCATGATGTACGACAGCCCGCTCGATCCCCCAAATATTATGAATGTTCATTATGCTGACTTGACAGAAACGAATCAGTCGATATACTAACCAATAGAGAAAACAGAAAAAATCATCTCCGTATGAACAAACATAATAACTTACAGACTGCTAAGCCAAGCACAGCTATTCCCCCAAGAGCAAAACAACTTGTGGATATACTCGTATCCTCTGGCTGTACTATTACAGAAGCGTCTAAACGCGCAGGATATAAGGGGAATAGCTCTAGAGTAAGTGCTTCTAAGATGCTACGGAAACCAGAGGTACAAGCATACATGATGCAAGAAGTACAACGTGCCTTTGGGTTACACTCTGCAAAAGCTGTTGCCAAGTTGGCAAAGCTGTCCTCGCAAGCCAAATCTGAGTATGTTCAACTGGAAGCTAGCAAGGACATACTCGATAGAGCAGGCTTCAAAGCTCCAGACAAACACCAACATCTGGTAGCTGGTAACTTCAACATTAACATTGACCTAACGTAATACAGCCTGCTACTATCGGTATATTGCAGGTGTACCCCCAAAAACTAGGGTGGCGTATATATATAACCACCTGCTCACAAAATTTTTTTCTTCAAAGTCCGTTCAACTTGTGATATGTATTTTCTATGGCTTATAAAACACCAGCATGGATGAGAAAAGCAGGTAAGAACCCAAAGGGTGGCTTGAATGCTAAAGGTCGTGCTTCTTACAAAGGTGGTACACTGAAACCACCAATCAAGAGTGGGGATCATCCTCGAAGGGCATCTTTCCTAGCTAGAATGGGAAATATGAGAGGCCCGGAATATAAAGATGGTAAACCAACTAGACTTCTGCTATCCTTACGAGCATGGGGTGCTTCGAGCAAAGCAGATGCTAGAAAGAAAGCCAAAGCTATGTCAATACGACTAAAGAATAAAAAGAAAGGTAAGAAGTAATGCCCAAAGGTAGCAAACACTATACAAGTGCTGGAATGTTGTATACTGGCAAAACTCACAAGATGCCAGATGGCTCTTTACATACTGGTGCAAAACATTCTAGTGCAAGTAAGCCAGTCTTTCATTTTAAAGACTTATCTCAAAAAGTACGAACCATGATTATGAAAAAACAGAAAGGAAAGTAATATGGCATATGGAAAAATGAGTGGAGGAAAGAGCAAAGCCAAGTCAAGTGGTGGTCTTACAAAGAAACAAAAGACTTTACCACCTGCACTTCAAAAGAAAATAATGGCTTCAAAGAAGAGGAAGTAAGATGGCTATAGATTACAGTAAAAGAAAATCCTATCAAAAGATTGTATCTAAAGCTAAAAGCTATGATCCTCGTGGTAAACAAAGTCTTAAATCTCAAAGAGAACGTATGCGAAAGAGACGTAAGATTACTGATGCTTTCTTTAAAGATAAAAATTTAGGAAAGAAAAACTTTTTGGCTTTGGAAGATTCTCCTAATCCTATGGGACAATTTATGAAGATGGCAATAAATAAAAAAGCAAGTGCTAATACATTATTAAGTACCCATGAAGGATTTGGTATAGATCATGATGCTCGTGCAGAAGTAGCTGGGGTAAAAAAATTATTTAGCAGTATTAAAACTGGTGCAGAGTTAGAAAAAGAAATACAAGCTGAAATGAAAAGACAAAGACGTATTTCTGCAAGTAAGCGACCAAAAAATAGAGGTTTACTATATGTAGGTAAATTAATAGGCCCATAATGCATATTGATTATAGCAAAAGTAAATCTTACCAAAGGATTGTATCTAAAGCTAAAAGGTACAGTCCTAAAGGTGAAGATAGTTTAAGAGCGAACAGAGAACGTATGCAAAAAAAACGTTCTATTTTCAAAACTATGATGGCTGCTAATATAATCAAAGATACAAGAGAAGGGGCAAAAGAACTAAAAGAATTACAAGAAAATACTCCTGAAGAAATCACAAAAAAATTTAGAACCTATAACCCAGAACAACAGAAAGTTATTAGAGATGTAGCAAAGGCTACAATTAAGTTTCCTAAAAGTTTACTGATAGATTCTGTTTTAAAAGCTTCTGGTAATGGTCAAACATATAAACCACCTAAGATATCTGACATTAGAGATGATCAAAGCCAAAGAGGACTAATTGATACAGTTAAGACTGCTTACAATAGAGTAGACAACTTACGAAAGAAATATGGTATTAGTGGTAATCTTTTAACTGGTGAAATTTCAAAGAGTGGTCAAGTAAAAGGTTTTAATTACAGAGTAGATACAGATCTTTTTGGTAATGATAAAAAGGTTGGTATAAGTTTTTATAAAGATTTCTAAGAATAATGGCAACTGCAACTAAAACAAAACCTGCATTATGGAAAAGGATAGTTGCACGTATCAAAGCACAAGCAAGTCATGGTACGAAGGCTGGTCAATGGAGTGGGCGCAAGGCTCAAGCCGCTGTGAAAGCTTATAAAAAAGCAGGCGGAGGGTATAGGGGTGGCAGTAAATCTAAAACATCTTTGGCTAAATGGTCAAAGCAAAAATGGAGAACTAAGTCTGGTAAGAAGTCTAGTGTAACTGGAGAAAGATATTTACCAGCAAAAGCAATCAAAAAATTATCATCAAAAGAGTATGCAAAAACCACAGCAAAGAAAAGAGCTGATACAGCTAAAGGTAAACAATTTAGTAAACAGCCTAAAGCGATTGCGAGAAAAGTACGTAAATATAGGAAAACCTAATATGACAATAACAATAGAACAACTTCAAAAACAAGTAGACGTACTTACAGATTCCCATAAGATGTTGCTAAAAGTTATATCTGAAAAGAATGAACAGATACGTATATATGAATTTATGTTACGAGCAGAAGAAGAAGAAGTATTTACTTTTAAACCAGATAGAAGAACTAATTGAGGTTACATGGCAGATAAAAAGAAACTTAGCATCTTGGAAAAGAATCAGCTAAGAGCAAAGACAATCGTAAAAAATTTTGCTAAAGAAAGAAAAGATCATCTCAAAAAAAGAATAGATCAGTATACAGAATTGAAAATGCTAAAAGGCTGGTCAAAAGAAAAAGCTGAGAAGATGGCAAAAGAGTTGATATTAGATAAGCATAACTATGACTAATATATACACACAAGTAGCTATCAAAGATTTGGAAAGACTAAGAGTTGTTGTTAAGACACAGCATATGAAACATTATCCAGAATCACATATTAATAATTATGAAGCTGATAAAATCATAGAATCCTTATCTCCAATGGCTAGAGAAAAATTAATAAAACTAGCAGTAGATTATGGGATCTCTGAACTATAAGCCAGATGGCGAAACACTAAAACTATTTATGAAAGACGAAAGCTTTCTTCGAGGTCTACGTGGCCCAGTTGGAAGTGGTAAGTCTGTTGCTTGTTGCATTGAGATGTTTCGCAGAGCTTTGTTACAAGAACCTAGTGAAGATGGTAAACGTAAATCACGTTGGGCAGTCATTAGAAATACCAACCCACAACTAAAAACTACAACAATCAAAACATGGCTAGACTGGTTTCCAGAAGATGAATGGGGTAGCTTTCATTGGTCAGTACCTTTTACACATAGAATACAAAAAGGCGATTTAGATTTAGAAGTAATCTTTCTTGCACTGGATAGACCAGAAGATGTAAAGAAACTATTATCTCTTGAGCTTACTGGTGTATGGATTAATGAAGCAAGAGAAATACCAAAGTCTATTGTGGATGCTTGTTCTATGAGGGTAGGTCGATACCCATCCATGAGAGATGGTGGCCCATCTTGGTATGGAGTTATCTGTGATACTAACCCACCAGATGTTGAGCATTGGTGGGCAATCATGTCTGGAGATTCTGTATTACCAGAATACATTTCAAAACAAGAAGCAAAGATGTTGGTTAAACCAGATAACTGGTCTTTCTATAATCAACCACCAGCTATGCTAGAAATCAAAGACAAGAATAATGATATCGAAGCTTACGATACTAATCCAGATTGTGAGAACAGTAATAATCTAACTGGTGATTACTATAAAAATATTATACGTGGTAAAACTAAATCATGGATAGATGTGTATGTACTCAACAAGTTAGGGCAGGTATCTGATGGTAAGCCAGTATATGAATCATTTGTACATAGCACCCATGTTGCAAAAGGAGATCTAGCTATTGCAGATGGTGTGCCAATCTTTGTAGGTATTGACTTTGGTCTAACACCTGCTTGTGTTTTTGCACAAAGACTGCGAGGTAGATGGATTGTATTTGATGAACTAGTTGCAGAAGATATGGGCATTGTAAGATTCTCTGAACTAATGAAACAGCACATGGCACAATATCTACCTAGAGATTTTATTATCTATGGCGATCCAGCTGGAGATCAAAGAGTGCAAACAGATGAATCAACACCATTTCAAATACTAAGAGGTCGAGGACTAAATGCAAGACCAGCACCATCTAATGATGTAGCACTACGACTTGAATCTGTTACAGCTGTACTAAACAGAATGACAGATGGAGAGAGTGGTATGATTATTGATCCTAAATGCACAAACCTTATCAAAGGTTTTGATGGTGGATATCATTATAAACGTCTACAAGTATCTGGTGAGAGGTATGATGAACGACCAAATAAGAATAGATTCAGTCATATACATGATGCATTTCAATATCTATTGTTAGGTGCTGGAGAAGGTCGTGCATTGACAATCGGACAAAAACAGAGTAAACCTGTAATAGCAAGAAGAAAATTTGATGTTTTCAATGTTAAACCTAGATCTGTATATGAGAGGATGAGATAATGTGTGTTGGTGGATTACTTAGCAAACCTCCAAAACCTCCTGCACCTTTACCAGAGGATGCTAGTGTATTAGCACAGCGAAAAAGATTACGTGAAGAACAAGCAAGACAAACTGAACTTGATAAACAAAAAACATTTGAAATGAGATTAGCGGCATATACAGATAAAGCTGGTAAAAGATCTTTGCTTACTGGTAGAAAAGGTGGACAAGGATTTCAAATTGAACGTGGTCTTATGACAAAAGATACATTAGGTAATTAATATGGTAATTGATGTAAAGCCACATATATCAGAAAACTATCAAGATAGTGATGTAAGAAGATTAATATCACGCTACAAAAATGCACAATCAATAAAAGATTTATGGACACCTACATTTGAAGAATGTTATGAGTTTTCTCTACCTCAAAGAGAAAGTTTTTATTCTGAATCTATTGGTCGTAGAAGATCAGATAGAATCTTTGATGAGACTGCTGTAGTTGGAGTACAAGAGTTTGCTAGTAGATTACAAGCTGGTATTGTACCAAACTATGCAAGATGGGCAGATCTTGTAGCTGGATCAGAAATACCTGCAAATGAACAAAAAGAAGTAAACCTTATGTTAGATGAGGTTACTGAGTATGTT